TGAACGTACACCAGGGGCAAAAGTGCACCCCTAATAATACACAAGAACAATACACAATTAACAATACCCAAATAAAAGAAAAAAATAAAAAAGGAAATATAACTGAAAATCTATTAGATTACATAGAAACTTTAGAGATTGATTCAGAAAAGAAAAAAATCTTTAAAGAATGGGTAGAATACAAAAAATCTAAAAGTCAATACAAAGATACTAAATCATTAGATATCCTGATAAGAAGATTCATTAAATATTCCGTACAGGAATTAAAGGATATCGTAGAAAAATCTATCATGAATAATTACTCAGGAATTTTCGAACCTAAAGAAATTAATAAAACAACTCAAGGGAGCAATAATGAAATTACAAAAATGACACCTGAAGAACGTGAAAGAATGATAAAAGCAAAATATTTTGGAGGTGCTTAAAATGAACCATAGAACAAAACTGGAATATATGTTGCTTGGAAGACTTATGGTATTCCATGAAAATATAGAACTTGCACTTGAAAAAGGCTTAAAAGCTGAATGGTTTTCAAGGGAAGAACTTAAAAAAGTATTTATTCAGATGTCAGAAATGTTTCAAAATACAGGACAGTTTGAAGTTTCAGGAATAGAAATTTCTGATGAACTGTTAGATGTACTGTATGATTATGGTTCTTTTATCACTTCGGTAGATATTGCCATAAGAGAACTAAAAAAAGAATATCATAAAGACTTATTCCAAAACAAAATCAAAGAAATAATGGAAAATGAAGAACTGACTACTGAGCAGAAATCATTGGAAATCAGGGAGTTATCAGAAAAAATAAATGAGGAAGAAGACGAAAGTTATAAATTTCTAAAACCTCAGGAATTGCTTAAAAATTGGGCAGAAAAAATTGAAAATAAAGTTATGAATGGTGTTAAAAGTCCATTTCCTAACATGCAGAAATATTTCAATTTTTTAGGGGGGCAGTTAGTCATAATTGGTGCAAGACCTTCAATGGGTAAAACAGCACTGGGACTTACGTTTTTTAAGGAAACGGCTAAAAGACATAATTCGTTATTTGTAAATTTGGAAATGAATGAAAGTGAAATAACTGAAAGGATTTTAGCAAGTGAAGCTGATGTTCCACTTAATAGATTGAGTTTCAGGGAACAGACCGATAGGGAAACTTTTGCGATAAGTGAAGCAATTGCAACTATTGACAATATGCAGTTTGATATCCTTTATTGTCTAAAAATGGACTTTGAAGTGATTGTTAATAAGATCCGTATTGCACACAAAAAAAATCCTTTTAAGCTTGTTGTAATTGACTATCTTACTATGATGAGAAGTGGTAAGAAATTTCAAAACAGGAATCTGGAAGTTGAATATATGGCAAATGCTCTTAAAATGCTTTCGAAAGAGCTTAATACCTGTATTGTAGTACTTGCACAGCTTAACAGAAGCAATGAAGCAAGGACTGGGAAAAATAAAAAGCCTGAAATGTCAGACTTAAGAGATTCAGGAGGAATAGAACAAGCGGCAGACATTATAGGACTTCTGTACAGGGAAGACTACTATGATGAAGAAATGAAAAATGAAGATTTTGTGTTTTTGGAAATGTTAATCAGAAAAAATAGACAGGGAAGAACGGGAGACATAACATTTGGATTTCAGAAGTCGAGTCAGAGAATAAGTGGAGGTAGAGATGAAAACTAAGTATCAAATAATTTCAGAACTAGAAGACAGAAATATCAAAATTGACAAAGAGATAGACAGATTAATACAGGAAAAGCTGAACAACAAAGAGAAAATAGAGCAGTTGAGCAGTTTTAATAAGGATTAAAATGGCAAAGAAAAGTAAAAAGCAATTAGTTTTGGATGAGCTGAAACAATTTGTGAGAGATTCATTTCATAATTTTGATTTGTTATTAAGTCCTGATGACTTTGCTTTAAAATTCATAACAATCAAAAAGCAAAGCAAACATTTAAGATTTATCAGTGATGAAAATATTATTTTTTCTGAAATATTGGAAAACTTAGGTGAAAATTTTATAAACAAAGTAGTATTTTTTCAAACTATAATTAGCAGAATGAATTTTATTTTTCAGAAAATAAAAGATACAACATACCTTTTCAGGAGTGACTTCATAAGTTCTGATGTTATAGAAAAGGCTAAAAATCTTTATTACAGCTACAACGAAGATGTTAAAAAATTTGATGACATTTTCGGAGCTTATTTATCTCTGTATGCTTTAGCGAAGAAAAATCAGGAGCTTATAGAATACAGAGATGAAAAAGGAAAACAGATTGAAGAAATGCACAAAAACGATAATCTTTTAATTCACAAGTCGATTGTTGTTTTTGAAAAGACTGAAAAAATAATTGCAGACAAAATTTGGAACGGAACTTTAGACTGGAATTGGAGAGGAGAAAATGGGGAAATATTGGACTACAGGAGAAATAGAAGATTTGAGGATTCTCAAAACAATTGAAGGGCTTACTAATAAAGAAATTAGCAATATTTTAGAGAGAACGGAAGCATCCATTTTCTCTAAAACTAAAAAATGTAAATTGTTAAAATTTGAAAACTGGACAAAACAAAGTGATGAATTGCTTGAAAAACTTGTTTTTAATACATATCGAAAAATAGAAGAAATTGCTAGGAAATTAGGGAGGACAGAATTAGCAACAAAAACAAGAATGAAAGAGTTATTTGGAAGCAGCAGCATACAAAAACTTAGAAATTTAAGTTTTTTGAATAACTCTGAAACCAGGTTTATGGAAAGTGAAATAGAGTTTCTGAAAAAAAATTATTATAAAAAAGGTGCAAAAGAATGTGCAAAAATTTTAAAAAGAACAAGTCAATCTATAGTAAAAAAAGTATATAAATTAAAAAAAAATGGAGTTGAATTTGAGGATCAATTTATTCCGAGATTTAATGGAAACATGCGGGGATATGTGATTTATTCGAACAAAACTGGGAAAATAATAAAAAGATATAATACTCTTGAGGAATGGGCGAGGGATTAGATTAATGAGAATAAAAATCTATTTCATGGAAATTGTCGACTTGAACGATGGAGTACATCAGATAAAGTCAGATGATTATCAGAAAATTTGGGAGTTTGTTAAAAGGCATAAAGGAACAATAAAACGATTGCATTCAGGCAGTAAAACGGTTTCAGAAAAGAAATTCGAGGAAATACAAAAGGAAGAAAATTTTAAATAGGAGGATAAAATGGGAATAAAATTCTTAGGAACAGTAGAAATCAAAGAAAATATGACGGCAGAAGAACTGGACAGGAAAATATCTGAAATTATTAAGGATTTTCAGAACGGCATTGAGAAAAAACAACAAGCGTTGAGTAGTGAGGACAATGTCAAAAGCCCTAAACATTATAAACTTGAGGGTTTAAATGTTGAAAGCATAGAAGTTATTAAGTCCATTCTTGGAAAAGAGGGATTTAAGGCATTTTGCAAAGGAAATACAATAAAATATCTGATAAGAGCAGAAAAGAAAAATGGCTTAGAGGATTACAGAAAAGCTAAAACGTATTTAGACTGGTTTTTGAAAGAGTGTGAAGAGCATGATTAAACTTGAATTACCAGTTTATTGGGAAACAAGGAAAAATAAACTTGAACTAATGAGTCTAAACTGGTACGGGAAAGCAAATAAATTTGAACGGAATAAAATAAAAAAGGAATATCATAAACTGATAAAAATACAGTTACTTAAAAACAAAAAAAAAATTAAAGGGAAATATCGAGTTAATTACAAATATTTTTATCAAAATTCAAGAAGTGATTTAGATAATGTTGCAGCAGTTATTGCAAAATTTTTAAATGATGGCTTGAAGGAGTTGGGAATAATCGTAGATGACAATGTAAAATATCTTGTCAACAGTCAATTATCAATTGGTGGCTGTGACAGAAAAAATCCTAGAATGGAAATAGAAGTGGAGGAAATATAGAAATGGAAGCACTAAAGAAATTTGATATAGAAGAATTGCTTAAAAGACAAGCAATGCTAGATAAGAAATTTGATGAAAAGGAAACAGCTAGAAAAAGAACTGCAAAAAGGATAAAGGTAGCATATCTCGCAGAAGTAGGTGAGTTGATACAGGAATTAAAAAATGACTGGAATTATTGGAAAAATAGTACAAAAAAAATTAATAAGCAAAGAGTACTTGAAGAATTGTCGGACTGTTTACATTTTTTATTAAGTTATTTAAATTTAGTAGAAAAATATTGTATTGACAAAATTGATTATAAAATTAAGGATATTGAACAAGCAATAATCTTTCTTAGCGAAATTGAATGGTTATTCAACTCACGGATATACGATGCTATGGAGTATATTTTTAATTATGTAGGATCAACAGAAGAAGAATTTCTGAAAATACACCATCAAGTCTGGTTAAGAAATATGGGAGAAAGAACTAAGGAGGAGTATTAGTGCAAATACTGACAAATATAAAGGTCTTACAGACAGTAGTAATGCTTTTTAGCCTTTATCTGCTTTATAAGTTGAATAAAAAATAAGGAG